CATAAAAAATAACCCTCACCTTGGAACCCTATTGGTCCATAGTCCCTTAAAATTGTAAATGATCCAACCCTTGAGGCGCCGGATACATTTGGCTCCCAATAATCCCACTCTGAGGTTGTTGAAATGGTGTTGTTTACATCAAGTATAAAATCGGTATAAACATCAATAATTATATCACAACATGGTTGCGGGTTGTCTTTAAAGCCCACTATTTTTGGTGTGCTCCAGTTTTGATTTGTAAACTTGATTAAAACGACATCACCAATATTAAAAGCTCTGCTGTTGCAATCCATATAATCAATATCAACACTAGACAAGGTTGTGCTCTGATTGATATCAAGATCCTGTTGGCTTGATAATGCAGTTTCAATCGTGACATTTGCCTTGTCTGTACTTTCATTAAGTGATGTGATAGTTCCATACCGATATTGTGGCCTCCACTTCTCAACAGCAGGTAATGCGGCCCGATTGAAATATGACTGATGCGGTGACATTATCACTTCTGGAGTAAGCTGTCCATGCATCGTTTTACTCCAGCTTGCGCCAGCAAATCCAGGAATAATTTGTATTGGATTGTCTGTTATTTCTAACCCTGGGACCTCTGCCGTTGCGACAACCCCGGATAGTGTTTTTGTATAATCAGCACACCATGCGCTTGTTTCATAGTCATCAGGCATCCGGTCATTTAAGTATGCTATCCTTTTTTGATATATGGTCACTGACAAATCAAGTGCTGATTTTTGTGACTGCAATTGATCTAACTCTCTGATCATACCATTGATAATTATTTGATCAGTCCCTGCGATAATTGCAGCATTAATTTCTGATATTTTCGCTGATATTTCTGCTGTTTTTGCAGGTAGTTTAGTTGTTGTGTATTCGGATATATAAGCGTTTAATGCGTTAATCTGTGAAACATATTCAGACCGATCATAATTGACTTGGATAGTATAAAGCCCGTCCGATCCTCCACTTATGATAGTTGCCTTTCCCATTATTCTATAAGGTCCATACTCGCATTGATCCCGTTTGATGTTGCTGCAATGCTGTAATTAACTGTAGAGGGGACAAATGTGTCTGCACCTATCGTTACAGTATCACCCGGATGCAAATACACATTAATATCTGCAAATCTAAAATTAAGCGTTTGAGAGGATATCCCTGTTACCCGCTTATAATTTTGACCAGTGAGAGTAATTTGCTTTGGTACCCATGCCTCTTGTAACTCACCCGACAAGGTTATTGCCTGTGATTTACTGCCCTCATCATATAGAGGCGTATCAAAATTTGCCCGGATGATTTCCTCCCGATCTGTCTCAACTCCGCTTAACACATAGGCCATTTCAACATATATCTGGCCGTTTGGCCTTGCGGTTATTTCATCAAGGTATGTTATATCATGCGTTACTGCTGATAAATAAGTTAATGCCCCATTTTTGCGGCGCCCCTGAAAGGAGGATATTGGGATCTCAATATCTGTTGTGGCATCGGCTGCACCTGTCAACGTCAAATAAAATAGCCTTGCAGCATATTTTGTAATGACGGCTCCAATTTCCTCTATGACTATACCAAACCAAATATCATCAGATGTGCTTGTAAAAATATCATTTGAAGTGCTCTGAAATATGTCAGCGACTGCCATTTATTCGCCTTTTATACTGCATCTAATTGGATATAATACTCAACGCCATTGATCCAAATTTTTAGCTTATGTGATGCGGTGAAAGTGCCAATTGCCTCGACTGCTTGCTCTGTCCTCAACGCCAAAGTTGCATTTGCCGCACCATCTGAACTGTCATCAGCAAAAATTTGAATCATACCTGCCGGACTTGTTGATGGAACAGTCCCATCTGCCGTTATACCGATAACGTTTGTAGCAGAAGTCCCAAAGGCTGAAACTCCTACCCCAACATTGCCAGCAGTTGCACTTGTTATGATCACATCACCGAAAAAACTTGAATCGACTGTGCCTGTCGGAACCCGAAAAACTGTATTTCCTGATTTATTATCCAACATAAAATCATACGTTGGCCCCTCACCTGTAATATTTGTGATTTTAGGCACTATCCCACCTCCACAAGTTCTATTTTTGCAGCCCAATGAATCGTTTTTGATGCTTCCCCAGTTGCAGTAAACACAAGATATTCGTTGGCATTATCTGCCGTGACAGTAACATCCCAAGCGGCGGCCGCTGTATCACTATCGGTTGACCCTGGGATTCCATGCCCTGATGGTGTCCCAATCAGGGTAGTATTATTAGACCCATCACGCTTGATTCCTCCTGAAATTGTCCAGAATGCCGAATCCCCCACGGTTCCAGCAGCTCCGGCCGTTTGCCTTGCAATTACCTCAGCCTTGAATCTCCATGACCGTGAAGCTGGTATCAGTATTGGAGCCGTGCCGTTAATCAATAGTATTGCCGGTGTTGCGTCGGTTGTTGCAAGCATAACTTGCAAAGTAGACCTTTGTGCATCACCATCGGCAGCAAACCGTCCAGATGCAAAAGCCTCTTGGTAAAGTAAATGCGCAAGGCCATATTCACCGCCAATAACTACCCCACCCTCTGCTGTAACGTCGTTAAAAGTGCCACTTCCTATTAATGCATGATCGGCACTTGTGAGAGTATTATATGTCCCTCCTATAATCGAAGATGATAGGCATGTATCAATATAATTTGTATCACCACATCCAACAAGACAATAAGAGCTATCATCAATAATGCAGTTGTAACCTGTGATAACCGCCGAATAATAGGTGTCTAACACAAGCTGATTGCTTTGACCTGTAAGTATTGCACTCCCGGTTGCCGTATCAATTATTTGACTTTCTCCAGAAACAATAGAACAATTGACACTTGTGGCTATATAGCAATCATATCCTGATAGAATGGTACACATATCAAGAGTTGTGTCAGTATAACTATTGGTGCAAGCAAGCATTGCACAATTAACGCTATCCTCAATATAATTCCCTGTACCTCCAAGAATCAAAGTATCTGTACATGTACCAGCAATTTCAGAATCATCCGCAATTATATAACATCGGTCAGCACTTGCCCCTAAAGTGGGGGCAGTGGAAGCCGCCGTAAAGTCAAAAACAGCATAGTCCGGTAAAATGTCATCAAAATAAACAGTCGTTAAAAGCCAACGTTTTGTACCTGGGTTTGAATCTGGTGCTATAACGTCTGGTGAACTCTCAGCAGCACCGCTTGTGGCATCTAAGGTGTAAGTATAAAGATAGGTTGTGGTAATCACGATAGCCCTGTCACCATCGTTTAATGCGTCACCATCTAAGGCATCAAGGGCACCGGTTCCACCTCCTGAAAGCACTGATACTGGATACCAATTGTTAGCCATTATGAGCTAGCCCTTTCTTTTATAAGCAATGTTAAATTAAGATTGCCACCGTTCACATCAATATAATCAATAGCGCCTATATAAGCCCCATCAGGTGCACAAATCGTTAATAACGTTGAATTTTTATGAATATACCATATTGCATCGGATTCAGCCTTAGTCAAATTGGAGGATATTCTGAAAGTCCTATCCCCGTCCTGAACCCCTCCATGATTTATGGTAGATGTACCGTCAAGATTGGCTGTTCTTGTTACTCTCCCCGGTCCATTGCGGTACTCTGAATCTGGGGTTTCTTTTAATACGATATTACCGCTTGGATCAGACATTATCATGGAAAGTGATATCATCAACTATACCCCTAAAAGTAAGCTAAGGCCCTCTTGAGTTGCCCTGACTTGTGAATATGCAACAACCTCTTGCCAGATCAGTTCAAGTGCTGGAGTCAATCCGGCGGCCTCAACTTGAATTAATGCTGTTCCTGTATCAAGCTGTTTTCTTTTTGCTTCGCTGTATTTAATTTCTTCCTCAGAAACACGTTTTTGAAGCTCAAACGCTTCCCGCCTCAACTGCTGTTCATCTCGGATAATAGATTCTATTTTAGATGTTTCAGAACCAAACTCTGCACCACCTAATGCACCTAACGCGGAAGAAATGACATCACCTGTGCTCTCAACTGTCGTACCCAGGGAAGCCATTATAGCCTCAACTTTTCTTGCATTGGCTTCGACCTCTGCAATGTCAAGTTGTGCTTTCCATTCAATAGCTGTTTGTATCGTTTCAGCTTGTGCTTTTATGGCTTCAACTTGTAGATTTGTTTCAATCTCAATAATTTTTAAAGGGTCTAACTTTTCTTTTAAGTCTTTTGCAGTTGTGTCAAGTGTTTCGGTGTCGATATTTGCCTGAATTAATACTATTTCATCACTTGGTATTTCGTCTTTAATAGCTTTTTTTGTATCTGCAATTGATATGGTGTCCGCTTCTGCAGATACTTTTACCGTCAAATCAGGTGCAGCTTGAACTGCCTTTAATGCTGCTTCAAACTCTTGTGCACTATATGTTGCCTCTTTAAATTCAGTTGATCCGTCACCTAATATATTTTGTAACTTTGTAATCTCTTGCTGTAAATTTTTTGATGCTGCAACGGAATCCCCTTGCGTCCCGGTCCAGTTGAAAATTTCGTCTGTCCAGGCTGCAAAGCCTTGTGCCGCTTCATCAACTCCAGGGATTAGCCTAATTAATGACCCGGCAGCAACACCAACGGCTGCTGCAATTGCTCCCAATCCGGCGGCACCGGCTAAAGTAGTGCCAGCGACTGAAAGACTTCCAAGAGAGGTTGCAGCAGATATAATTGACGTTCCAAATTGACCGCCTTTTGCTAATAGACTTCCTACTTGACCAAGTCCACCTACCAGCTTACCCCCAGTTGAAACTATTGCCCCCAACCCGGTCAATGCTGTCCCCAATCCAAGAATATTCCCGATAAGATCCTTAGTTCCGGCCCCCATTGAATTAAATCCATCAGCCAATTTTACAGAAGATGTAACGATTGGCGACAAAATATCTATAATTCCGGATGCAACATCAATAAGCGTTTCTATTGACTCAACCACCAAATCAATTGCATGTTGCATACCTTCAACTGTAGTCAAGTCAAGATCGGCATCCTTGAAAATCGCTGCAACCTGATTCCAAATACCTCCGATTTTGTTTTCAAGATCCTTTAAATCAAGACCCTTAAAAACGGTTTCAAAACTTTTTTTAATTTCTCCAAAAATTATTGAAAGTTTTTCTTTGGCTCCGTCCCATGATTTGTTATCCGCAATGCCTAAAAAAACGGTCCGATATAGTGACTCAAAATCTTTTGCAAGGTTTACTGTAGAAACTTTATAGATAGACCCCTGCAAATCTTCAATCTTTGTTTTTGTAAGGTCAAGATTTAAAGCAGCAGTTTGTCCCATGTCCTCAAACTGCGTACCCATAAGGCCAACCCCGGCCCTAAATGCAACACCCTTGTCGTTTGTATCTTGTATCGCTGTGTTAATGGTCTGAAAAGCATCTGCAATAGTTATTTTCCCTGAATTAAGATTCTTTTGCAGCTCAGCATTATCAATACCAATTGTTGCAAGTGCGTCTGCTGTGCCTTTGCTTCCGTCCTGTATACGAACCCTAAACTCTTTAAAAGCATCAGCGGCCTTATCGGTACCGGCAACGCCCTCAATAAATCCGGTTTCTAAAATACTAAAAAACTGCCCGGCATTTGCTCCGCCGTCTTTAAATTGCACCCCATATTCTGTGATTGATTCCAAAAAGTCGCCAGACCCATCAAGCCCCTTTTGCTGACCGGCTGCGATAAAATCAAACGCCTGTTGTGAATCAAGGCCGAAGTTTTTCATAAGTGATGAAACAGCATTAAGTGACTCTTGATAATCGGTCCCAAAAGTTTCTTGCAGTTGCAACGCCTGCGTTGTTACTTTACCAAGATCAACAGCAGCATTGGCTCCGAACTTTTTTTGTGCGATTGTTACAGCATCAAATGCGGCGGCCAAGTCATTTCCGAATCCACCACCATAGACATCCTTGGCAATGTCTTTAAATTTTTCGGCTTCCTCAATCGGAATCCCCAAAGAACCAGCCATTTTTTTTGCTTCTTTGTCTATATCGGCTGACGCTGCTAAACCTGCAACTGCCAAGCCTGCAATGGCTGCCGTCATCAGACCAACTTGCTTTGTGGCATCCGTAAAAGGTGCACCAATGTCTGAAATATCACTCCCGAAAGAGTCAACACTTTTACCCATTGCATCAATAGTGCCGGATATATTATCAACTCCATCAAAAATTACAGCAATTGTTTTGGTTGCATCAGCCATTATTTGCCTTTAATATGTGTCGCATAAAATTTGTTCCACAAACTCACCTCAACATCCGTTAAAAACCCCTCTGGAAAGATATCCGGTATTAATTCGAATAATGTCTTATTGCACGTATAGCCTATCCATAATGCATTTATTACCCGGACATCATTCCAGAGGGTAACTACTTTCCCGGCTCATGCCCCATTCCTGTAAGTACATTTATTTCTGTTGTTAATTGATAAAACTCAATTGGAAAATATGTGCATAAATGTACCGCTAAAGTTTCATCACAAATGGGATCCACACTGCCTTTTTCAAGCATCGCAATGCGTGTTGCGATATCATCCGGGACGTTTGGGCCGCCAGCAATCTGAGATATAGCTTTTTTTATTTCTTCTGTTTGCCCGGATGCGATCCCTTCCAGTACTGCACCCATGTTCCTATTACGTGCGGCTGCGGCTTTACAATGCCCGAGTTCCTGACCTGTAAGCCCATGTACAACCCAAACATGGTCATCTTTCTTTGAGTCATCAGGAAAGAACTTTTTTAAATCAGGAACAGGGACATTTTTTTTTCGTCTCTGAAATTTGTTATTTAAAAATTTTGCAGTATCAAAGCCCATGCACTACCTCTTTTTTTTTATGATACAACATCGAGTGAATTTTCTTCTGATGAAATTGTACAAGCAGCCTGAATTTGGTTGTCAGCCGGGAATGTCCTACCAATCCCAATTTTGCCATTGGTTAAAATATATGGAGTTGCATTAAGGCGGTCCTGCAAGTACTTGAACCATAGCACTTCATTTTTAAGTTTAACTAAAGCATCTGAAATGCCTGTTGACAGGTATGCTGTGAACGACGCTTGATTTAAGGATGAAGAAGAGGAACCAATTGCTCCACCGTAAATCGTTTGTGAATTAACGGTGTGACTCGTTTCAGCAGGAACAAAATCAGATGTTTTTGAAATATCTGCAAAAATTGGTGTATAATATGCAGCATATACACGTTTTGCCGTAGGCCCTGTATGAATCAACGGTGATGCACTATCCAAGTCAACTCCGGCATATCCTATTACTTGATTTGACACCCTCGCTAAAGCTGCCTCAAATACCGGATAATCAAACCGTTCCTGATGTGTTCCAACGACTTGAAATATTTCGGAAGAAGTTATTGCGGCGGGAGCAGCATCACTTGCAGATGTCCTGACTTGTGCTATTTCTATTGATCCGACTGGAATCAATGGTGGGCCACCATCAGCCCCACGAGTCTCTGAGAATTCGGAAGCATGGTCAACCCCCTGAACGATTGCAATTGCTCCTGCATCAGTTACAGTAACGCTACAAATTCTATGCGTGTCCGTAGTTGCTGCCCTGACAATCGTTTCATCAGTTGCGGCCGAAACTGTCGTCAATACACCTGCCAGGTAACAAGTTAGCCCTGCAACATCTACAAGGTCATTTGTCCCAGATGCAGCAGGTGTAACAATTCCTCCTGTTACAAGTCCATTAGGTGTTATGGTAGGTGCATAACCTGAACGATTTGACATAATAGATGAAACAGAATTAAACGTTTTATGATCACCGGCATCCGTAAGCAGTTCTACCGCAACAGCAGTTTGACCGGCCTCATATTGTATTTTTGCATTTTCCGAAGTTGACATATATCTAAACTCCTTTTTTTTTTAGGCGTTACTGTATGGATTGCCTATATTAGTACTATAATTTATTGTTAATATAACATTACTGCCGGTCGTTAAATCTCCCGCTTTCGCATAAGTGTCTGGCCCACCTTCATCGAAAAAAATATCATCCAATAATGACCCATATGCCGTTGATTTAATACTTGGATCTGTAAAGCATTTTCGTAAATCACCAAGTATCAACTCAGCTACAACTGAACTATTAGTACTTCCATGCGCCACCAAGCCCTCTATGCGAACCTTCATTTCAATTACATCCTTGCCGTATTGCCTGGTGCTCGTTTCCGGCAATGGCCAAATTACAAGTGCTGGTAACTCATCAGGGTCCAGCTTGTCAATCGCCCGTAAAGCATTAAGTCCGATATCTGTATTATACCCGCTTGCAGTTTTAATTAATGCGGCCCTGGTCATCAGTTTTAAGATAATTTGTTCTCTGATAGTATTTGCCATTATTTAACCATGCACCCAACAAAATAACCATCATTTAAAAATATTGCTTGGACTGTATATATCGTTCCACCGACCACAAATGTGTCACCCTTGTTTGGTTCTGCCGTTAAATCAGACAACAGGCATTCAATAGAATGCTGCTTTGCCCATGTCATAGAATCAAAACCAGATGGTTGCGGATTAACTGCTTGGTCAAGATATATATCAATCGTGACAGCATCCCCCACAACTGGTGTATAAACGGCCTCTGTTGTGCCCATAGCCTCAGACATTGAATCAATTATATCAAATGCAGCATCACTAAAAACGCTCATACAATCACCCTTTAAACAAGATACCCGAAAACAGAATAAGTCTTATCTGAATCCAAACTTGCAGGAACAAAACGTACTGAATCAGCATTCCCGACATATTGCACTATGCGATTTGTAGGGTCGGTTAAATCAATCGACCCGATTTGCCAGTATTCATCTGTCCCAGGCGTACGGATCTGAACCCCCAAAGTTCCGGCAGTCGGTTCTGCGCTTACTTTAACTTGAATTTGATGTGTCAATTTTCTGCGGTGTTCAGTAAGGTCAACAACTTGTGCATGATCTGTTGTGGCCTTATCCAACACTGAATAAGTAAAATCTTTATGTCCCATACCCTACCCCCTAAGAAATAATACCGGCACCTTGAAAGTGCCGGTTTAATTATGCGGTGATATTACTTAAAAGGTATCCGGCACCAGCGAAAACGATTTCCTCATCCGTGTATTGCCTGACCCGGTAAATATCAGATCTGGTTTGCTCTTCCCGGTATGATTCAGTGATAATATTATTCGGCGTATCTGCTTCCCATAAAAAAGTACGACCAAGTGCCGGTTCTCGTAAGTCCTGGCTGTTCATCGCCTTTTTGTACAGTAAGACATATTCATCATCCCAAATATCGGTAATGGTGAACGCTTTATTCTTTTTTGCAGCATCATAAATTGCATTCCCAATTAAAATATCTTCAACGCCCAAGTACTTTGCAAGCATTTGTCTCTGTTGTTCCTCTGTGCTCAAAAAATGCGGATTAGTATACTGCATATAATCCTTGATTTCATCGCTGATAAGGACATTCTCAAAAACTTTTTTTGACATTGCTATTGCATCAGGTTCTAGTCCTGAGGCAGCCCTCATTGCTTGCTTGGCGGCCTTAACATCTGCCTTAGGTGTGCATGTTGCTGCAGTGCTCCATTCCGTTGTAACTGCTGCAGTATTCGTAATATTGGACGTGTTAAAAAGCATATCGGCAATACGCTTTTCTTGCAATCTTAAAATAATATCTGTCGCTCTCATAACTGCAATTTCTTCTGCATTGAAAAAACGGCGGTATAACTTTGCCTCGGTTTCGTCTACTGGCTCTTCCCATCCATGTTCAATGCATGAATATGTATCAGTTTCAAACTCATAATCACCACGCTGATATTTACCACGGGCGGTTCTTCTTGCTGTGGCAGGAAGTTTTATCAATGCTTCAATTGGGATTACCGGGAAATCTGCTGACTGTTCTGACACCCCGAAAATAGGCAAAAGCTGCAAGCCGATAAAACCCCGCTGTGAAGCTGCAAGCATGTATTCATATGCTATTGCACCTAAATCGGGACGTTGCAAGGTTGTTGAAGCTGTTGGTCTTGGCATTTTTTATGCTCCTTTTTTTTCAAATTAACGAAAAAAGTTATATTTTAGTTTTTAGTTTTTTTTAAGACGTTCTCAACACTGCCTTGTATTCTATCCAGCTTGCATGCAAATACAAGGCGTCCCCGGCATGTGCACTTGGAGTCAACTCAATCGTTAAGGTCTGTGCTCCTGCTGGTACATCAGTGGCGGCAATAGTGATCGTAGTTTCACCGGCGGCGGCGGCAATCGTTGCTGTCACATCTTCAACTTTTGTATCGCCGGTCATAAAATAAGCATCTGATGCAAGCGTTACTGTATTTGCGTCGGCATCCTTGGAACAGTACAAATGCAAAACAATATCGGCTGTGGCGTCAAGGTTCGGCGGCAATGAAATTTGTGTTATGATTTCCTCAACTGATGCGGCTGCCCATGTAAACCTTAGTGCGGAGTCAATATCTCCATTGGCCATATCAAGAATTGGATCGGTAGCAGGTCCACCATATGAAACAGTGTTTGAACCATCTCCAATCATCCAGGAAGTCAATGGGATCGGAATAAAGTTCTGTACTGAAAGCATATTAAGATTCAGCTCATCAAGTGCGGCCTCAACTGTTGCGGCTGAAGTATACCCACTTGCATCAGCATAAGTCGTACCTGCTGCCGTTGTTGGCTTGCGGTTATCAATTGCTACCTCAATCCTTGCACCATCAACTGCTGTTTCAAGTGCTATTCCGATCACAGAACCACTTGACGCATCAGTCACAACCCCGCTTGCACCAACATAAAGGCTTGTCCCTCTTGCAATGGCAGAGTCAACAAGTGCCTCAATTTCAAAAGTACCAGAGTTGTTAAGCAGTTTGACAGATACCGGTTCAGTATCAGCGACAGCAACCTCAGTAACCCCTATTGCATCCTCTCCGGCGTCGGCATAAACTACCTCAGGTGGATCTGTGACCGTCCCGGATTCAAGTTTTACCAGGCGCCTTGCGATAAGTGCCTCTCCGGCTATAAATGTTTTTATTCCTTCATTGTACATTTTATATGTCTCCCTATTTCAGGTTTATATTTTTAAAATGTTTATATTCTTTTAAAACTGTTTTTTTTGTGCTTATCTCAGCCCATCAAGATATTTTTCATGCAGTTCTGGACTTTCCAAAGCTACTTTTTTGATTGCTGCACCGCGGGTAATTTTTTCAGATTCCATCATTATATTTACTGCGGTATCAAAATCCTTTGGTGCTGAAGGAACCCCCGCACCAGAACCAGGATTTCCGGCTCCTGATGCTTTTAAGGCGTCAAGCATCTCTTGGTTTTTTTCTGGCTTTGCTTCCGGTGCTGGTGCTGACGGATGGACTGCTGGCTTGATAGTGCCTTGAATGGCATGGTACTGCTCAACCGTCACGCCTGAATTAACCAGGGCTTCCAGGTTGTCAATGCCCATTGCTTTTGCAAGTCCTAAAATTCTTTCTTTTTCAGCATCCACTTTCGGTTGCACTTCAACACCGGAAGCCGCTGTGTCCTGAATGGCCTTTACTAAAACCGGATATTCAGTGGTTAATTGTTCTACTGTCTCGAATTTCATCGACAACCCCCCTAAAAATTTTTTATTAGTTTTAAACTCTCGGATAGCACCCTCAAGTGTACCCACTTTATCAGCAAGACCGGCGGCAACTGCATATTTCCCGACTAAACTGTCACCCTGGCCGTAATTTTTTTTAACTGTATCTTCTGAAACACCTCTATATTTTGCTACCGCACCAACAAAAACTTCAGCGGTATCATCCACCATTTTTTGATACTGGTTCAAACCCTCTTCCGTTCCAGCATCCGGGCGTTTTTTGGGTGATACAGAAGACACGATTTCAATAGAATCATCATCTTTTTTATAAGTTGTGGCAACCACTCCAATTGATCCAGCCATGCCCGTGTCTGAAATTATGATTTGATCAGCGGCGGCTGCAATCCAATATGCGGCACTTGCTCCCTGTCCTGCAATATAGGCTATAACCGGCTTTAATCCTCTTGACTCATGTATAAACCCGGCCAATTCGCTAATTCCTGTTACTGTCCCACCAGGAGAATCAATATTTAAAAGAATTGATTCAACATCATCATTATCAAGTGCTGCCTGAAAATTAGTAGCAATAGATTGTGAATCTACAATGTCAATGAAATAATATAGAAAGCTTGTTGCCCTAAAAATCGGCCCTTTAATATTTATAATCCCTGTTTTATCTCGGACTTCTAAACTGCTGCCTTCGACTTTTTCACCCCTGGTTTTTAAAATAGCATCCGGCACGACTGCATTAACGATACCGTCAAGGGCTTCTCTGGTAATAGCAAGCGGCTGTTTTAATATTGTAGTTATCATCATGCTCCTATGTTTTCATTTGGGATTCGTTCCTCAGAAAGACCCCGTTCAATAAGCATCTCTTGCTCTTCTTCCAGATCATCAAAAACAGATATTGCACTATATCCGTCACGCTCAAGAATTGCTTTAGACCGTGTTTTTAGATTGTTTTGTACTGCGAAAGCATCCGCCTGAATGTCTTTTAGAGGTTCAATCTGGCCCTTTGGTGGCCCTATCCAACTACACCTTGTGTATTCATCAATATTCTCATAAAAATTTGGTGCTGGATATTCTCCCATTAAATGTGCCTCTTCGATAAGCATCTTATGGACTGGCTGGCAATAACCCTGACCTAACCAGATTCTTTGGACTGAAAAAACCCTCCATGCTTCAAGCATTGCCGAACGAAAACTGGCAAAATTCATCCCATCAAAATCCTTAAAAAGTACGTTGTATGGGATACCGGATTCCATTGACAGCATTTTTTTTACATTACGGATGAACGGCTCAAAAGTAGTTCCAGGCCTAGTTGCTGAAATGGCATGCGGTTTTTCTCCTGCGCTTCCATATAGCACTTGACCAGGTTCAAACTCTTGATATCTTTGCTCGTATGAACTACCGTCTGATTTGTAACCCGTTTCTGTCAACGTCGCCATATTTGAGGCGGGAAAGTATGGGTCCACGCTTCCGGTTTCAATAAAAAGTGAAAAGGCGGCAGTTACAATATTTGATACTAATTCAGCGTCCAAATAATCGTTCATATCTCTAAAGGTTTTCATAGCAGATGCAAAAGGAGAAATGCCCCTCACTTGCTCGGCATCTTTTGACTCAAACCAATGGATAACGTTTAGTCTGTGGCCCTGTCTGGCTTCAATTCGCATGTAATTTGCGCTTGAATCGGCTGCATAAGTGCCGACTTGACCCTGCTTTTTGATCCAATATGCGATAGGTTCCCCATATGCCCCTATTTCCACACCTTCTTTTATATCTTTTCGTGATGATAAATCAGATGGTGTTTTCAGTCTCAAGGGATTAAGCACCTGTACGGATAGCATATAAGGCTTGTTGACATCTTCAATCATCTGAAGAAGCACCAAATATTCACCATTTTGCAGAAAACTTCTCCACAGAAGATGCTGTAACATTCCAGCGGTCATCCTGCGCCCGGAATCTGCATATGGTGCCCAACGTTTATAAATATGAATTTGTTTAGCTGCCAGCTTCCGTGCTTCTGCTTTTTCGATCCCTAAAAACTGCCAATCTATTTCTGGATGGGGTTTTAGTCCGTCTCCCACGACTGTAAACGCTTGATTGGAAACTACCCCGGCGGCGTGCGGATCAGATTGAACGAGATCTGTTGCCCGTTCAACGATAAATTCACGCTCAGCAGTTGCCGACATATCACCCCATAATTTGGTTGGGGTCCAGTTTTTAAGAGTCCCGGTTCTTTTTGCTGCCTGTCTCGAAAATTTGTTTAGATCATATTCAATGTGATTTCCATCAGGCCCTAAAAGATTAGATTTTATCTTTGGCATTTAATAGTCCCTTCGGCGTATTCCGGTATTAACTGCCAATCCACCTGTGCCTGACTCGGCTTTATACCTTTTCAACAAAGCATCTTCGCGTTTTGTCATAGAATCCAGGGAGGCCCTGGTCAATTGATGTCCATTAATTGTCACGGCTTGCCCTGCCATGACTTTTGATATTGCGGCTTGGACTTCTTCAAGCTGTTCGAGAGTCGTTTTTATGGCCATAAAGTCCCCTATGTATTTTAAATGTTGTCATTATTACATGGGGTTTTTGGGAATGTCTAACAAATATGTGAAAGTTTGGTGGGGTTGTTACAAAATTATAATAAGGTTTGGGTTGACAGGTTTTAAGAGTCGGGTCGGCCGACCCTTAAATATGCATTGACAACGACATTCTACTGTTATATTTTGCACTGTAAATGCCAACCCTAATAAAAGAGGTATAAAAAATGCAATTAGTAGAATGCAAAAAAGATGAAATTTATTGTGACACTGGATTGATTGCAAGAAAATTTGGAATGCAACATGCAAAAGTTGCATCTGCAATGAAAACATTAATACCGAAACTTGAGGATTTTAGGGTGCCCGGCTTTCACCCTAAATTTGAAGTTGAGGAAAGAGAATACAGGGGCACAAAATATACAGCATATTTATTAAACCGTGACTGTTTCATTTTATTAGGAATGAGATTTGATACAAAACTTGCACGACAATGGCAGGGTAAATTTATTGCTGCATTTAATGAAATGGAACAGCGTATAATTTCAGCAGATTTGAATTCTAAAGATCAATTTTGGATTGGACAACGCAACCATGGTAAAATTGCAAGAATTGAAGAGACAGATATTATCAAGGAATTTGTTGAATATGCCACCAGCCAAGGAAGCAAATCCGCAAACTATTATTATAAACATATCACCAACGCCACATATAAAGCCCTCGGATTAATGGTTCAGTCAAAACCAAAGCTAAGGGATACGATGGATTTTTATGAAATATCAGAGTTACTCCTTGCTGAAAGACTTGCTAAAAATGCAATCAAAAAGTATATGGAGTTAGGGCGGCATTATAAAGACATCTACACATCAGTTAAAGATGATTTAATGGCTTTTGGTAGTGGCTTGCAATTAAAACAATAGATCAGACTTAAACAATTAATGCTATTCCTCCTCAGGGTCCTGATACTGCTTTATCGTAATCCGTCTAAACCACTCTTCGATATTATCAGAATGTGCATGGTATTTGTTAAGCATCAAAAAAACCGGCATACCCATTTTAATCAGCTTGTAAACAGTCGGTTTTGAGACGTTTAAAAATTCGCCAATTGAACCAACACCCTCAGCCCCGAAAAGAATCTTTTTTGTAAGTGGCCTTATCTGTCCAGCCATTTTGGTCTCCTGTTCGCAATCCGTTCTCGAGTATTCCCGGATTTCTTTTCAACTTTTTTTGGCGGCGGTTTTGGTGCTGCGTCTTTTTGCTCTTGCAAAAATGGCAACCCAATCCTGTAGGCGGCGGCATACGCATAGTTCCAGCAATCACCATAATGATTTGCCTTGTTCCCCCTGGCATTATGCCACTCTTGCACTATATTCCCCTTTTTATCATATTTTGTTTTCAATTCTTCGGCAGTTAATTGCTTAAAAAATTCATCCGACACCCCTTTGTAAAAATGAATATAACCCGATCCAGCTTTGGGAAGATTCAACCGGCCATACAAGGTTGCCTTTGCAGCATCAACCCCAACAGGCCATACCTCAACACCTTTTTCTATTTTCTGACCGTTCCATGTGACATCTTGCTTCCTCGGAATCCCCAAAAGCGGTTGATTTTTAACAGGTGAACCCCTCAATGCAAATACAATAGGTGCCCTAAACCGGCAATAATTCCTGACAGATTGTGTCGTGTTTCCATCACCACAATCAATTCCACACGACATTATCCGCATACCTCGCCCCCATTCCTTTTGAAGCAACATATCATGCATATCCCAAACATCTTCTTGCATTGGGTCGCCTATAATTTCTTGATAATGAAGCAACCAGCATTGCTCACCAGGCCCCCAGGCATACACTGACACCGACAAAAAACCCCCATGAACATCAGTGCCGCAAGTTATAAAATGGGCTTCCTCTGGCACTGGATCATAAATTTCACACCGATCTCTCAAGGCTTCCCACTCTGGATGCTCTCCTCTGTCCTCATATGGTTCAGCCATTAAAGTATTCAACCAAGTTATATACTTTTTAGAATTCCCATTTTTTAGTTCTTCCATCGCCTTTAAGAATTTTTCTGCAATATATTTCCATGAATTTATCCACCCGATAGGACAGAACAAAGCATTATAACGGAACCCACGAATTAAAGACCGTTCAGGGAATTTGTGGATATATTTTGCACTTTCAAGCATTTCTTGTTTTTGGTGCTCATAAAATTTTTCATGGCAGGATTCACATTCATACCAAATATCTATGATTTCATTATCACTGTTTTTGGTGAATTTTATTCCATAATCGGAATCTTTATCACCCCACACCAGGTATTGAAAATGGCCGCAATTAGGACAAGCGACATTATAATACCCCTGGCTTGAATCTTTAAATATTTTCTCAATATTGGATGTGTCTTTTATTGTTGTGGTCGAATTAAAAAATATTTTGCGCCCAGGGAAAGTGCCTGTTCTTCTATCTGCAAGTTCTCCTGTGTCACCTTCCCCGACTATTTCCCTTGGGCAGCCATCAAAATCATCAATAATAAAATATTTTATTGACTCAGTTCTGTAAGCGGTCCCTGATTGTGCTCCTGATAATGTCAGGGATCCACCCTTGAACTCTTTTCGCATGATAGTATTGTCAGAACCACGGCTCTTAACAGGTGCTATTGTATCTCTTATTTTTTCTGTGGCATCAATACAGGTTGAAAGTTTTGTTTTCGAAAAACTATGGCACATTGAATCTGTCGGCATCATCATTCGTGCCGGCCCGGGGTGCATGTCCATCATGCCACAAAGAAATATCAGTGCTGTTGTTGTTCCAGCTTGCTGCGTCGGCTTAACCAAGCAACAAACCTCTGCAGGTGATTCAGGGGAAAGTTCCTCCAATATCTCCCTAATAAAAGGTGTTCTACTTGTCCGGAATTGGCCATATTCTGATGAGGATTCCCTAGATAATACAAAATAGGCATCTGCCCATGATGCATAGTCAAGCACTTCATCCGGTTTCAGGCCATCGGCCCATGCATTACAAAGTCTTAACGGCATTAGATAAGTTCTCAAGTATGTTTTTTATTTCTTCCATCATAACTTTTTTAATTTGGAATTGATCATTTAATGCGGCTATCAAAGGTGTACATCTATCAGGGATAGCAAGGCATGCGTCACGAACATGCCTTGCAATCTCAAACCCTTTTTTTTCTGCTGCTGCTGCATTGATCACTTCACCAACTTCTTTTTCATATGCCAATTTTGAACGTGCGGCCTTGTACTGTTCATTAAGCGTTTTGGCCGTGTTGTAATTCATGGTAAGCTTAACACCGGCCTCCTGGATCACTTCCTGCTTTTCGTCATCTGTTGGCTGTGCTTTTTTCTTTTCACTTTTTGGGATCTGGTCCTGGCGGTGAAAGTGCATGTGGTCTGAATTTTCACGCCATAAGATAATTAGTTTATCAGTATCCCAATACTTTTTTTTCTGCCCTGGCACTGTCACCTTGGCGGCATCCAATGACCCTTTTTTTGCTACAACTGAGAACCTTGGTTGAGAAACTCCTATTGCATCGGCGGCTTGCTGTTGGGTTTTTACTATTGGCATTTTTTATGACTTTCATGCAGGATTACAGGTACGGCGTTTTTCCAAGTAATTTTATGGTGCAACCTCTTGTGTAAGCTCCCCATTAAGAATATTTTAGTACAGGATGGCGAATGTATAATTGTGTAAAAACTTTTTACATATGTTCCAGCATCTACATATAAATCTGTCATTCCTCCCGAGGATTGTTGAGTTTGCTTTTGTGTTATCGAAATATTAATAAATGTCAGGAATAAGTTGCCACGGCCACCCAAAAGCGTATACGTATTTACGTCCTCATTTATCCTTCCTGAAAACTTGAAAGGTCTTTCAGTTGAACAAATAAAAGTGTTCATGCACTTTCGTAGCGGTTTAAGTTTTTTAGCTCTTGTGCTATCTTTGCCACCAATAAAATCGCCACCTTGCGCCATTGCTACACTTAAAACGCTTGTGTTTTTATAGAAGGCTAATAATATTTTTATAATATTATCTAAATTATAAATATTTATATTCTGTTCAATATATTCTATCTTGTCATTATATCTATATGCAAAGGACGTATAATCATCGTCAAGCTGCATAAAATATTTAACACCTAACCCCTTGGCGATCTTAAAGCATGCATTCCTTGCATATACTATTGACCGCCTGTCCTTAAAATTGTCTGCCTGGTCAAATGTTTTTGATATCTCTTCTTTATCGAACATGATCACATTTTTTTTGCCAAATTTTTTATAATATTCATCTGCTTTTTTATCCTCATTATCAATAACGATATACACCTTTCCAGTATATCCATGATGTTTTAGCGATTTAAACGTAATTACGTTATCTGGACGTCCGTGGGTAAGGATAAAAATACAGAAATTATTCATTATGATCCTTTGAATATTGAGTTGCTATCTCTTCAGATAATTTTACGAACCCATTTTCAATAGCCTGGTTAAAATCAATAATAACGAGTGCTGATTTCTCCATTAGCTCCTGAGTTTCTTTGCCAGAATGCGAATAATAATCTGCGATTTTTTGGTAATCAAAAACAACATGCCGGTTAGCAGATTCTTTTAAAAAATTTTTAACCGGTCCTTTTAACGAAGACCTTTCTATTTCAGAAATTAATTCGTCTCTTTTTTTTGTATCAATCAGGGTTTCTATCCCAGGCTTTTCGTTTGATGGTTCATAATTTGGTGCAATTATTTTTTTGGTGTAAGGATCTTCGCCACCGTCACCTATAATATCATCGTCATCGAGTCCCAAACCAGATATGAACGATTCCATATCGAACTCCGGTAACTCCAGGCCACCCACGAATTCTGTGATATCAAGTGCGTTTTTTGAAATGAATTCGCTCAACCCTTCCTCTGTTATTTTGGCGTAATTGCTATTTAAAAACAACAGTTTCTCGGCGGCTTCAGTTTTATCTGCCGCTTCAATCTCAACAACCGGAATATCGGATATTGCATAACCTGATTTAAGAAGCTCCCTGGTGGCAAATACCCTCTGGTGTCCATCCAATATTTGATCGTTCCACACAAAAACGGGGAAAGAGAAACCATGTTTCAAGATGGATGTTTTCAGCTTTTCAAGTTCAGAATCTTGGAGTGTTTTTAAGTTGCCCTGGAATTCTTTTAGTGACTCTATCGGAACGTATTTTTGACCCTTGCATGTGATTTTTATATCCATCCTATAACCCCATTATATTTTTTTATGTGTCAAGATTTTGACGCTATTTGCAAGCTGTCAAAATTCTGTCAGAATTATTTTGTTATATAGTGTCAAATTTTTGCCATTGGTTTTTGCCTGATTTTTGGTGACATTTTATGGTACTGGTCGACTGTCTATAAGTGCATGTTTTATAATAGGTTTTGCGCATGTCTGGCTAAAATTATATGTAGGTCGCCATGAT